AAAAATGATTTACGTTGCTGTCATCTTTTTCTGTGTTGCAACCCAATGCGGTATGATTTCAATCGAAATCCCGTTTGAAAAAGAGAGCGATTGTCAAGAAGCGGTGCGTTTTGGCGCAGACCGTCTAGCTGCAAAAGGCGCTACTTTAATTAACGGGCAATGCATCCCGGTGCGTCATGAACCCAGCAAAAGAAATAGCCAAACAGACGCTGATCAAACCTTTTGAGGGTTTAGCGCGACTCCTGCCCGATGGCCGGGTGCAGGCGTATCCCGACCCTGGGACCAAGGGCCATCCCTGGACGATTGGGTATGGATCTACCGGGCCAGATGTCAACCCATCTACAATCTGGTCGATGCAACAGTGCGAAGACGCACTCGATCATCACATTGACTATTTCTTGCAAAACTTACTTAAGTTGTCGCCAACCGTGCAAGACGCGTTACCACGAAGGCTTGCCGCAGTACTAAGCTGGGTCTACAATTGTGGTTTGGGTAACTACCGTATCAGTACATTCAAAAAACGCATTGACGGCCAGGATTGGGATGGTGCTGCGGAAGAGTGCGTCAAGTGGAACAAAGCGGCAGGCCGGGTGTTGCCTGGACTTACACGAAGAAGGACCGCTGAGGCGGCTTTGATGAGGTAAACGATGGCTTTGATGCGTTTATTTTTAAAGCCCGGAATCGACAAGCAAAACACCGAATATGGGGCAGAGGGTGGTTGGACAGATGGTGACTACATCCGGTTTCGTTACGGGCTTCCAGAAAAAATTGGAGGATGGTCAGAGTTTGGAGAATCCTCTCCTTACTTCATAGGGGTCACTAGCGAGGTTTTCACCTGGAATGACCTTGATGGGTCTCCTTACATTGCTCTTGGAACAAACAGAAAGTTATATGTTTTTTATGGTGGAACTTGGTTTGACATAACCCCTCTTCGGGTCACCACTACGGCAGGAGAAGTAACTTTTGCCGCAACCAGCGGATCTTCTGTCATCACTGTTACAGACAATGGCCACGGGGCCATAACAGGTGATTTTGTAACGTTTAGCGGAGTTGCAGCAGGAGGTCTTGGAGGAGATATCACCCAAGCGATCCTGCAATCTGAATTTGAAATTACTTTAGTTCTTACTTCAAATACTTACACAATTACAGCACCCGTCAATGCTAATGCCTCTGATTCAGGAAATGGTGGTGCTTCTGTTGTTGGTGCGTATCAAATCAATGTTGGTTCTGCAATAAGTTTTGATGATTTTGGCTGGGGCACAGGAACTTGGGGATTGAGCACATGGAACACTCCTCGTCCAGCTTCTGCGGGTCTGGCTCTTTTTTCGCGTGTCTGGCAATTTGACACCTTTGGACAAGTGCTGATAGCTCAACTTGTAGATGACAAAATTTACGAGTGGGATCCTTCTTCTGGCACTGGAGTACGGGCCACGGTAATTACCGACGCACCCACTAAAAGCAAATATGCTCTTGTATCCACGCCAGATCGACACTTGGTTTGTTTTGGCACAGAAACCACGATAGGAACTCCCGCCACACAAGATCCCATGTTCGTGCGCTTTTCTTCGCAAGAAAACCCTAATCAATTTGAAGAAAGCGTGACCAACACGGCAGGGGGTCAACGCCTCACGGACGGTAGTCGGATTGTCACAGCAGTGCGTTCTCGTGGTCAGATATTGATCTGGACAGACACCTCTTTACATGGGCAACAGTTCATAGGTCCCCCCTACACCTTCGGTTTTCAACAGTTGGGAGCCAATTGTGGGTGCATTGGTCCGCATGCCGCAGTCGATGTCAATGGGGTATCTTATTGGATGAGTTCTGAAGCTTTTTATGTGTTTGATGGATCAGTTAAAAAAATTCCTTGCACTGTCCAAGACTATGTATTTAAGGATATTGACCTGTCGCAGAGCAATTCGGTTCATGCAGGGGTCAACGCACAATTTAACGAAGTCTCTTGGTGGTACGCTTCAGAAAATGAAGACTATATCAATCGTTTCGTAACTTATAATTATCTTGAAAACGTGTGGTCTATTGGAACTATGGCACGTACCTCATGGGCAGATATGGGAGTCTTTACAAACCCCTTGGCCACGGACTACGATCCTGATTCCACCGAAACAAGCATCAGCACCATTTATGGGTTGACCGCAGGACGTTCTCAGTTGTATCGTCAAGAGTATGGTCACAACGGAAACGGAGGGAGTATCGCGTCTTTCATCACTTCAGGGTTTTTTGACCTTGGAGACGGCGACAACATGATGTTCATGTCACGTTTTATACCTGACTTTAGTAACCAATTAGGGGACCTTACTGTTCGTTTGCGTCTCCGTGCTTACCCTCAAGCTAACATTGTGCCAAGTTCTTTGGACCCTTACACGGTGACCACCAGCACTCAAAAAATTGACACCCGTGCCAGGGGCCGACAAATAAGTCTAAAGATTGAAAGTGACGCTGTAGACACGAATTGGAGGTATGGCACTTTGCGAGTAGACATACGGCCAGATGGTCTGCGATGAGCAAAATTACCAACGTTCGTTTGCCCAATGCAACAAGCGAATACAACGCGGAGCAGTTCAATCAGCTTGTGCGCTCTCTTGAGCAGGTTATTTTTCAACTTAATAATAGTTACACGTCTACAGTGGATCAAACAACCGCAGTGGCTCAGGCGTGGTTTTCCTTGGCAGGAGGTGCTCCAGGGTTTGCGGCAGGGATACGTGGGTCTCAGGTCAGCAGTGGAATTGCCGTTCCTTTTGCCTTGTTGATCTCAAATGACGAACAAGCAAGTGCAGGCACTACAAGCGAAAACCTTGTCACCTACAGCAGTGTCGTTGCCTCCAACGGCATCACGTACACAAGCAACAGCAGGATCAAAGTTCCTTGTGCGGGTCAGTACTTTTTGTCTTTTTCTCTTCAAATTGCGAATCAGAGCAATACTTTGTCGGAATTTGAAGTATGGTTCAAGAAAAACGGAACCAACATTGCCAACAGCAACACACGGTTTGATGTCCCTGTCAGAAAAAGCGTAAGCGTCTGGGGTCACATTGTTCCTGTAATCACGAACATATGTGCTATAGAGGATCCCACAAATGACTATCTTGAGATCGCTTGGTGGTCTGACAATGTGGATGTATACCTTGAAAACTATGCTGCGGGAACCTCTCCTACACGTCCCGCGATTCCTTCGGTGATCCTGACAATCAATCTTTTGTCTTCTTTCTAGTCATGGCCAACAAGTTTTTAAGAGATGTTCTGACGCCTCCTGCGGCGACCGAGACAACTCTTTACACAGTGCCTTCCGCCAATGCAGCAACTGTGGTATCGTTAAGGGTAACGAACCGCAACGCAAACTCGACAAGCTTGAATGTTAACGTGTATCCTGATGGCGAAGCCACGGCATATGCCCTACTAAAGTCTTATGTCTTGCCCACAAACGCAACGATGGATGTCTTTAGTGGCGTGCCTTTGAACATGGAACAAAACGACATTCTCAAGGTTACTTCCAGTGTGGCTACAGTAGATTTTGTGATTTCTTATCTTGAGATGGATAGAAGCTAAAATTTAGCAACAAGATGTTTCGCGTTCTTCCATGACGCGCTGTTTATAAACATTGTTTAAAGGAAGTATGATGGAAGAAACGCAAGGCATTATGTCTTTGCCACAACCCACAGGCATCGACCCCGAGCAATTCGCGGTCTTTGAGGATATGCGTTCGCAAATTCCTCCTGCCGAGTTTGGGAACACCTTGTTAGAATCCGCTTCAGAGGCAGACCCAGAGGCGGTCGCCGCGTTTCGTGAAGCGTTGTCCTCGGTTCAGATTCCCATGGACGCGCTGGAGCTTCTTAATGAAATGGTGGATGCGGTTCTTAAGAGCCCTGGTGACTATGCTTCTTTGAGACGGTATTACATGACACGGGGTTTGACGGAGGACGTGCTTCCTGAGCAGTTTGATCCCTTGTTTTTCTCGGCTTTGAACCTTGCTTTGGATCAGATCACCCCTCAATCTGAGCCTATGGCCATGGCGGGTGGAGGGCTTGCTAGCCTTGCGCAGTACGGGCGTTTTGGTGACACCATGCTAGCCCATATCACCCCGGAAGAAGCAGCGTTGCTCAGGGCCAGGGGAGGAAGTGGCACGATCAATCCTGTGACGGGTCTTCCTGAGTTTTTCTTGAGTAAGATATTTAAGAGCATTGGCAACGCGATTAAGGGTTTTACTAAGAGCACTGTCGGAAGAATTATTACCACAATAGCTTTGGGATATTTTCTTGGACCTGCTGTAACGAGTTTTTTGGGGGCTACAGGCACCACCGCTGCTGCAATCACAGGATTTGTTGGAGGAGCCGGTACCTCTTTGTTAGCGGGAGAAGGTTTCAAAAACGCTTTAATGGCAGGAGCGAAGGGCGGACTAACGGCAGGAATTTTATCTGCGGCAGGGATTTTGCCTGATGTGACTGGAAGGGCGGAGGCAGCCCCCGCTCCTTCTGCGCAACTAGCAGGAAGCACGGCGGAAGAAATTCAGTCCCTTATACCTGAACAATCTCAAAACTTTTATAATGCTTCTTTACCTCCGACAGCAGAATCAGAAGCAGCGTATACTAACCGTTTTGTTATTCGTCCAATAGAAAGTAGGGATGTTGTCCCGCCCGAAGAAGTGTACCGAGGAAGTTACGGTAGTCTTCCTCAAACCTCTGTTCCTCAGCCTCCACAAACCGCTTCTGGGACATCGCCTCAGCCTTTTGTTGGAACTGAACGATCTCAAGAGTTTTATAATGCTTCTCCATTTCCAACCGCTTCTGGGACATCGCCCCAACCTTTTGTTAAAACTGAACAACCTCCAATTCTTTATAATGCTTCTCAATTTCCAACCACTTCTGGGACATCGTCTCAAGAGTTTTATAATGCTTCTCCATTTCCACCTCCCTCGACTGATAAACGAGGAATCATGGAGTTGCTTCGACAAGGGGAATATGCAAAAGCAGGAGAAAAAGTTTATGACCAATTCATGCCTGAATCCCTTGGAGGACAAAGAGGTATTGCAACACCAGACGCAATCAATAACAAGATGGCGCAAGCAACACAAAACGTAAAGGTAAAAAATCCAGATCTT